AAGAAAACGACTAGCGCACCGCCTCCGCTTGCGCCAGTCAATGCGCGTTCTTCTGGTGCGCGGAGCTTTGACACTACCGACCCTCGGTCCATCAAGACCATGAGCGCAAGCGAGTGGATTGCTGCCGACCGAGCCAGGCAGATGAAGAAGCTCGAACGCAACCGCTAAACCAACTTTGAAAGGAAATTTGCCGTGGCAAATAGCATTCTGACCATTGACATGATCACCAGGAAAGCCCTGGAGATCCTTGAAAACAACCTGGTGCTGACCCGCAACGTCAACCGCCAGTACGACGACTCGTTCGCCGTTGAAGGGGCCAAGATCGGCTCGACCCTGCGGATTCGTCTGCCCGACCGCGCTCTGGTGACCGACGGCGCCGCCCTGCAAGTGCAGGACGACAACGAGCAGTTCACCACCCTGACGGTCGCCTCGCAGAAGCACATCGGCGTGAACTTCACCAGCGCCGAACTGACGATGCAGTTGGACGACTTCGCAGACCGCGTGCTGAAGCCTCGTATCAGCCAACTGGCCTCCAGCATTGACGCCGATGTGGCCAACGCCTTCAAGACCATCGGCAACACGGTCGGCACCCCCGGCACCACCCCGTCCACCTCGCTGGTCCTGCTGCAAGCCCAGCAGAAGCTGAACGAGAACGCGGCCGTGATGTCGCCGCGCTACGCCACCGTCAACCCGGCGGCCAACGCCGGCCTGGTGGAGGGCATGAAGGGCCTGTTCAACCCAACCGACACCATCAGCAAGCAGTTCAAGAACGGCATGATGGGCACGGGCGTGCTTGGTTTTGATGAAATCAACATGAGCCAGTCGATCAAGCAGTTCACCACCGGCTCGCGCACCGCTACCGGCGGCACGACCTCGGCGGCGATCACGACTGAAGGCGCTTCGGCCATCACCATCACTGGTGCTGGCGCTAGCGCCACCGTCCGTGCCGGTGATGTGTTCACCGTGGCTGACTGTTTTGCGGTCAACCCGCAGACCCGTGAGTCCACTGGTTCGCTGTTCCAGTTTGTCGCGCTGGCCGATGTCACGCTGAACGCTTCCGGTGCTGGTAGCATCACCGTGGCTCCGATTTACTCGGCTGCCCACGCTCTGGCCACCGTCAACACCCTGCCGGCCAACAGCAAGGCTGTGATTTTCGTGGGCACCGCTTCAACGCAGTACCCGCAAAACCTGGTCTATCATAAGGACGCCATCACGTTCGCCACCGCTGACCTGCTGCTGCCGCAAGGTGTTGACATGGCTGCCCGTGCCGTCCACAACGGCATCAGCCTGCGCGTTGTCCGTCAGTACGACATCAACAACGACCGCATGCCCTGCCGTATTGACGTCCTGTACGGATACAGCACCATTCGTCCGCAGATGGCTTGCCGCGTCTGGGGCTAAACCGAAACGGGGGCTTCGGCCTCCTTTCTGAACCACATCTGAAAGGAATTCATCATGTCTCTCCCCAATGGCGCTGGTGGCTACCAGCTTGGCGACGGTAACGTCAACGAACCGTTCATCGATCTGACTCCCGATGTGGTGTCCGTCACCGCTACGGCCACTCTCACCCCAGCGCAAGTGCTGAACGGTGTGATTCTGGCCAACAGCGGTGTCACCACCACCCAGACTTACACGCTGCCCACGGTTTCGGATCTGGAGGACGTTCTGTCCAACTCTGATCGAATCGGCACCACGTTCACTTTCCGCGTGACCAACCTCGGCACCTCAACCGCTACCGCAGTCATTGCTGCCGGCACCGGATGGACGGTTTCTGGTTCGCTGACCATGACCATTCCCATCGGCACCGGCGCGTTCATGATTGCCCGGAAGTCGGCGGCTGGTGCGTGGACGCTGTACCGCGCAGCCTAATCTAGTGGGGGCTTCGGCCCCCATTTTTCAAAGGATTGAGAATGGCTAATACCAAAGCAATTGGCGTTGCGTACAGCGATCAAGACATCAGCGGCTCGGATGTCATTGAGTCGTCCGGCCTCCTCGGGTACACGGCAGCCGCGCAAGGCACGGTCACGCAATTGACCAGCAAATCTACTGCGGTGACGCTGAACAAGTCAGCCGGTTCAATCACGATGAATAATGCGTCGTTGGCCACCGCCACCAACGCTACGTTCACGTTCAACAACTCGCTTATCAGCGCCAACGATACGGTCATCCTGACCATTGCTGGTGGCCAGGCCACGGCTGGCTCGTACAACGTGTTCGCCAACGCGCTTGCGGCGGGGTCGGTGAGCATTTCGTTGCGCAACATCTCGGGCGGCTCGCTGTCCGAAGCAATTGTGGTCAACTTCGCGATCATCCACTGCGCGTAAGACTAGGGGGTAGTCGTGGCAACTGCTGGGGATCAGATCAACGCCGCACTGCGGCTTTTGGGTGTACTGGCAGAAGGCGAGACTACCTCCGCGTCAGTGTCGCAAGACTCGCTTGCGGCCATGAACCAGATGATTGATTCGTGGAACACTGAGCGTCTGATGGTCTACAACACCATCGACCAGATGTTCACCTGGCCCGCAGGATTCATTGAGCGTACGCTCGGGCCTACGGGTGACTTTGTTGGCCTGCGGCCCGTGCTGCTGGACGATTCGACGTATTACCGAGACCCGGGCACCAACGTCAGTTTCGGCATCAAGTTCATCAATCAGCAGCAGTACGACGGCATCGCCGTCAAGACCGTCACCAGCACTTACCCGCAGGTGATGTGGATCAACATGGAATTCCCCAACATCGCCATGACGGTGTATCCCAAGCCCACGCGGGACTTGGAGTGGCACTTCATTTCGGTACAAGAGTTGGCCCAACCCGCAACGCTGGCCACGGACATCTACATGCCGCCAGGCTACTTGCGGGCGTTCAAGTACAACTTGGCCTGCGAGATCGCGCCTGAATTCGGCGTTGAGCCGTCGCCCACGGTGTCGCGGATTGCCATGACTAGCAAGCGCAACCTCAAGCGCATCAACAACCCCGACGACATCATGTCGATGCCGTACTCGCTGATCGCCACTCGCCAGCGGTTCAACGTGTACGCAGGGAACTACTAAGCTGTGAAGACTCCGATCCTCGGCCAGTCCTACGTTGCCCGCAGCGTCAACGCCGCTGACAACAGACTCGTCAACCTGTTCCCCGAGGTCTTGCAGGAAGGCAAGGAGGCCGGATGGCTGCAGCGCGCGCCAGGCTTGCGTCTGCTGGCCACGATTGGCTCCGGGCCGATTCGCGGCGTGTGGGCGTTTGCCAGCAGCGACTCAACGGCGTTTGTGGTGTCGGGCAGCGAGTTGTACAAGATCGACACCTTCTACAACGCCACGTTGCTGGGTATTGTGTCGGGCAGCGGCCCGGTCAGTATGGCCGACAACGGTGCGGTACTCATTATTGCGGCAAACGGGCCAACATACACATATCTGAATCTTCCCGGCGATCCCTTAGACGGTGATTTTCGTCAGATTACGGATGTAGGTTTTCCCGGCGCGGCGGTTGTAGGGTATCTGGACGGCTATTTTGTGTTTATTGCACCAAGTGGTCAGCGTATATATGTCATCCCAACGATTGCCGAGGCGGGGTCGGGGTACATATACCCATTAGTGTTTGACCCATTGGAATATGGCAGCGCCGAGGGGTCGCCTGATGGTGTCATCAGCATGATCGTTGACCACCGTGAGGTGTGGCTGTACGGCACCAATTCGGTTGAGGTTTGGTACAACAGCGGGGCAACTGATTTCCCGCTGCAGCGCATCCAAGGAGCGTTCAACGAGATTGGCTGCGCCGCAACGTACTCCGTTGCCAAAATGGACAACGGGTTGTTCTGGCTTGGCTCAGACACCCGGGGTCGAGGCATCGTCTACCGCGCCAACGGCTACAACGGCCAGCGCATCAGCACGCACGCTGTCGAGTGGCACATCCAGTCCTACGGCGACATCTCCGACGCCATCGCGTACACCTACCAGCAAGACGGCCACTCGTTCTACGTCCTGACGTTCCCCAGCGCCAACAAGACCTGGGTTTACGATGTGGCAACGCAAGCCTGGCATGAGAGGGCAAGCGGAGACGAAAACCAATACCGGCACCGCAGCAACTGCCAGATGTCGTTTGACAACGAAATCATCGTGGGTGATTTTGAGAACGGCAACATCTACGCGCTCGACATGACGGTGTACGCTGACAACGGCGCAATCCAAAAGTGGCTGCGGTCGTGGCGAGCGCTGCCGCCTGGGCAGAACAACCTGAAGCGTACCGCCCACCACTCGTTGCAGTTGGACTGCGAATCGGGTGTTGGGTTGGACGGCGTCGTGCAAGGATCTGATCCACAGGTCATGCTGCGCTGGTCAGATGATGGTGGCCACACATGGTCTAGCGAACATTGGTCGCCAATGGGGCGAATTGGGGAGTACTACCAGCGCGTGTTCTGGCGTCGCCTTGGCATGACGCTCAAGCTGCGCGACCGGGTGTACGAAATTAGCGGCACTGACCCGGTCAAGATCGCCATCATGGGCGCTGAACTCATCCTGTCGCCCACGGCAGCGTAATGGCAACGTCTCCCAACGCCACCCCTACCCCGATCACCCCACCCCGGGTGGCGGTGGTTGACCCTCGCACGGGCCTCATCAGCCGCGAGTGGTACATGTTCTTCTTGAGCCTGTTCCGTGCATCGGAGGGGGCTGTCAACGAGGATACCAACGGGCCAACCACAGTCTCGCTGGTTGCCTCGCTGGACGCTGCGATTGACCGCGTTCAGCAGGAGACGCAGACGCTGCCGGTGTCGGTGCTGGAGCAAGTGCAGCCGCTGCTGGACGCGCTGGCGCTAGAACTGCAATCCCGGTCGTTGACCGCAACTGAACAGACCCGCCCGGCGCTGGACGATCTGGCCCAGCAGATCGGCACGCTGCCCCGGGTTGACCAAGAGGTATCGGCTAGGTTCATCCAACCAATTACCATCGCGCCCGGCGCGTCCCCGTACACCTACCAGAACACGAACACCTACCCTGCCGATGTCATCGTCAGCGGCGGCACCGTGACTGCGGTTGCTTTTTCACGCGACAATGTAACCTTCTACACCGTGGGCCAGATTAACGGGATGTTCGCGCTGTCGCCTTACGACTTCTTGCGAGTGACCTACACGCTGGCTCCGACAATGACTCTTGTGCCGAGGTAACAAATGGCCACTCTTTCCCCCGCACCAAAACTGCAGTTCTTCACCGCCGCAGGTGTGCCATTGGTCGGCGGCAAGCTGTACAGCTACCAGGCCGGCACAACCACGCCGCTGGCGACCTACACCAGCCAAAGCGGCGCAACGGCAAACACCAACCCGGTCATCCTCGACTCGCGTGGTGAGGCAAATGTGTGGCTGGGCACCGCGTCGTACAAGTTTGCTCTGTACACCTCAACCGATGTGCTGGTGTGGACGGTGGACAATGTGGGCGGGTTTGCCACGCTGGCGGCTCTGGCCGCTTCGGGTGGTTCATCGCTGGTCGGTTTCCTGCAAGCGGGCACCGGGGCTGTGGCTACCACCGTGCAATCCAAGCTGCGCGAGCGTGTGAGCGTCAAAGACTTCGGGGCCGCAGGGGACGGGGTGACTGATGACACCGCTGAAGTGCAAGCGGCGTTGAATAGCGGCGCAAAGATTGTGCAAGGTGTTCCCGGGGCCACATACCTTGTCAGCCATGCCGGCACCGTGACGGTCAACTCCACAGCACAACGGTACTGCCTACTGATCCCCGCTGGCGTGGTGTTTGATTTGAACGGGTCAACCGTCAAAGCCGCCAACGCCAGCAACTCCAGTCCAGTCATGCTCTACAGTGTGGCCGACTCGGGTGTCATCAACGGTGTGATTGATTGCAACAAGTCAAACCAGACCACGCCGGCCACTGGCGAGATTGCCGGCATCTACGCATACGGCTGCACGCGACCCATCATCAGCGGCATCCGGGCCACGAATTGCCGGATGTACGCTGGTCGGTTTTTGGCTAGCACCGGAGGCTACTACACTGATTTGTGGTGTACTGGTAGCGATGCCGACGGCTGGAGCTTTGGTATTGACGGAGGCTTCAACGGGCACATCGTTGAAGCGTTCATTGACAACATCTACGCTGAGAACTGCACCCAAGTCTACGGTGGGGGCTACCAAGGCAACCCCGTAATCTTTACTATCAAGCGCTGCGTCATCGGCAAAGTGATTGGCAAGGATAGTTCGGCCGGCATAAAAATCCAAGACAGCAGCGCGGATAGCTCATTTGCGTCGCTTACTTTCATCGGGCAAACAAACGGCAGCGTAAACAGCGGGGTGAAAGTTCAAGGCAACGGCGCGGGGCTACAGCCCACACGCATCAAAGTTGCCATGATCAATGTTTCAAACGCTTACGGCAACGGCTTGTACATCGCCGACACCCTCAGCGTTGAAGTGGCCGAGTACCACGGTTTGAGCAACGGCACTGGCGCCGGAGCAACTGGAAGTGATAAGTACGATGTTGACATCAGCACGCCTGCGGGCGGCCGGGTAATCATTGGGGCAATTGACTCAGAATCTCCAGGCGCACTATGCGGTCGTGTTGGTGGTTCGGGTGTTTGCAAGATCGGCACGTTTTTTGGTGTAAACCCAACAGGTATTGGACTTCAAAACACTAGTTCTGGTGAGACTTACATTGACGATCTGCGCATCACCGACAGCGGCTCAACAATGACCTACGCTTTCCGCGCAAACGCCGGCAAGGGTCGCATTCGGTCAATTGTGACGAATAAGGCCAGCAGCACATCTCAAAGTCGTGTAACGGTTGACTCTACGCTGTACGATTGGACTATCGACAGTATCCGACTTGGTAGCGCCAGTGTGCTGGAAGGTGTGGTTCAACTTACGAACGGCGCAACTTCTACTTCTGTGGTCAACGGGCATATTTTTCGAGAGTATGTTGGCGGGGCTAGCGAGTACTTTCAGCCGATTGTGCAGGTTCTCCCGATGCAGGCCACAACAGCGGCGCTGGGGCAAATGCGGGTTGTGGCCACAGACGTCAGCGTCGGCACCGGGTTTGACATCAAATATGCAACCGCCGCAGGCGCAACTGACTTTGTTGTGTGGAAAGTGCTGGGGTGGAAAACTTTGAGCAGGTCGTTTGCATAATGAACCTACCCGTTATCCCCCAAGACAAAGCTAACCACGCCATCTACGGCGCGGTCATCTTCTGCGCAGTGTTTGCGCTAGCGCATCACTTTGCGCCGCTCTTTGAGACCTACGCCGCTGCTGCCGCAGTGGTGCTGGCGGCGTTCGGCAAAGAGGCCGCTGACCGCTTAGCGAACTGGCGCGCAGCGCGTGCTGGCCTGCCGGCGCCCCACGGCGTTGAGATGATGGACGCCGTGGCCACCTGCGCAGGCGGCGTGCTGGCGGCGCTGCCGCTGATCATTCTGGAGTACACATGACCGTTACCGTCAAAGTCCTGATCCCGGCCAAGACCGCCGAGAACGCGCAGACCACGCAGTACACCGCCAGCGGCGTGACCGCGATCATCGACAAGTTTACCGCGACGAACTACAGCGGGACCACGGCGACGATCAGCGTCAACCTGGTCACCAGCGCCGACACCGCCGGCAACCAGAACCTGATCGTCAAGACCAAGTCGCTGCAACCGTCCGAGACGTACACGTTCCCTGAGTTGGTCGGCCATGTGTTGGCCCCCAGCGGGTTCATCTCTACAATCGCCGGCACGACCACGGCCATCAACATCCGCGCATCGGGACGGGAAGTGACGTGACCCAAGTACTGCAGCAAGCCTTTACGGAAATGCTTGAGCTACCTCCGGCGGCTGCTGCATGGTTGTTGGACTTGTGGCAGGTAATGCAAGTCTTTGACGATCTGGCTGACGGCGACCCCGTAGACCGCGCTACGCTGGACGCTATGATTTACGCCAGTGTGGTTGATTTGCCGGCCAACCCGTTCTATCTGGCGCATGCGGGACAGTTGTCGCCGTTGTTGGCGTCTGCCATTCTGCGATGGAAGGGTTCCGATACCGCTGAACGAGCCGGCCACGCCGACGCACGCTCGTTTGTTTGGCGAGCCGCGTACTATGACGTTGTCCTCATGGTGGTAATGATCTGCCACGGGCCGAAAACCGCAATGTACGCCGCCGACAAAGTGATGGCGCTGTACGGTGAAAAGTTTGAGGACTACCTCAAGGAGTTTCCAAATGCCTGATCCAGTAAGTGCCATGATCGGCAGCGCCGTTATTGGCGGCGTTGCGTCCAACAAAGCCGCTAAAACGCAAGCCAACGCCGCACAGAGCGCCGCTGACGCGCAACTGACAGCAAGCCGCGAGGCCAACGCGCTGCAGCAGCGCATCTACGAAGAGAACATTGGGCGCCAGCAACCTTTCCTGAAAGGCGGCACCGAGGACTACAACCGCCTCCGTTCGCTGATGAGCGGGGGGCCGGAAGCATCGCAGCAGTTCTTGCAGATGGACCCGGGGTATGGGTTCCGGCTGTCGGAAGGCATGAAGGCGCTAGACCGCCAGGCTGCGGCGCGGGGCGGCCTGATGTCGGGCGGCGCGCTGAAGGCGGCGCAACGCTACGGACAGGACTACGCTTCCGGCGAGTTCGGCAACGCCTACAATCGTCTTGCTGGGTTGGCGCAGATCGGCCCGTCCTCTGCTGGTGTGATGAACACACTCGGTCAAAACTACGCCAACGCTGCGGGGCAGAACACGATGGCCGGTGGCCAGGCGGTCGGTCAAGGGTACATGAACGCAGGGGCTGCGCGAGCGTCCGGGTACATTGGTGGTGCCAACGCATTTGCCGGAGGCTTGGGTCAGTACCTGAACTACCAGCAGAATCAGGACATCGTGAACTCTTTGCGAAGAGGTGATTTCACCTACGGCTCGCAAGCGCCTTACGTTGGCCCGCCATCAGATCTTGCTGGGTATGGGGGCGAGTACGGCCCCATGCTCCCATGAGGAATAACCATGCCGCTTGATCCAGTCATCGCTCAAGGGTTCCGGGGCATTGAACTCCAGAACCCGTTGGACGCTTACGCCCGCGTCAATCAGCTTCAGCAGGCCCAGCAGCAGAATCAACTGAACGCGCTGAAGATGCAGGAGTACCAGCGCGAGTCTGAGACGACGAATCGTTTGCGTAGCCTTGACCCGAACGCGCCGAATTACATGTCGGAAGTTACGCGGCTAAACCCTGAACTTGGGTCGCAACTTATGCTGCGGTCTAAACAGCAAACCGCCGCTGAGCGCGCTGCCGCGGCATCGGACGCCGAAGGCCGGGCTAAAAATCTCAGCTACTGGCAAGGGATTGCCCGCGATTCTGCCCGCACGCCAACCGACGAGGTTGTGGGCGCGCTTGCGCGGCGGGCTGTTGAGCTTGGGGTTACAGACGAGGCAACAGCACGATCGCAACTGAGTGAAATTCTCAGTATGCCGCTTGAACGGCGTTCGCAAGTATTGTCTCAGTACGGGGCGGCTGCCGCTGCGGCGCCAGCTACGCCGGCAGATGTGGCGGCAATGCAGGCGCTCGGGTTCCCGCTTACGCAACAAGGCTACGAGCAGTTCCGCGCAGCACAGCGGCAAGAGCGCATGTTGACGCCGGAAGAGGAACGGCAGCGCATTCGCATCGCGCAGGCCAGCCGACCACCTGCACAACCTCGCGCCGAATCACCGCCGTCCATTACGCAAATTCAAAGCCCGACCGACCCGACCCAAATGATCACTGTTGATGCGCGGCGGTATAACGGTGGCGGCGTAGGTTCGCCGGGGGTTATTGGCGCCAGCGGTAAAACGCCAAAAGCGGAAGCTGACAAAATCAAGCAAGAGCAGGGAGCGTCTCAAGCAATGGACGTTCTTGACACGCTTAAAACCGCGTACAGCGAATTGGACCGCATGCGAGCGGTCCCAAGTGAACAACGTAGCGCACTTTCCAACATAGCCGCAGGAACTGCGGCTACCGGGGTTGGTCAAGCTACGGGGCGGTTGTTCGGCACTAAAGAACAAACGCAACGCGACGTAATTACCAGTTCGCGAAATCAACTGTTGATGGCACTTAAAAACGCCACCGGCATGTCGTCTCAGCAACTCAACTCCAACGTTGAGCTTCGCGTTTGGCTTGATTCGTTGTCTGACCCGTCCAAATCAATCCAAGCAAATCAGACAATTTTGGATAATGTGGAGCGGTTTATCACCAGCGGCGGTAAATACAGCGCCCTCAAAGGTGAAAACTCTCTGTCAGCCCCGGCTAAACCTGGCGTTTGGGGGAAGGCGGTGCCTGAATGACAACGTACCGCATTGCGGCGCCAGACGGCAAAACCTATCGGATTGAAGGCCCGGAAGGCGCATCCCAGGAAGAAATTCAAGCCGAAGTCATCCGACAAAACCCACATCTCAGCGCAACGCCCACCGCCCCCAGCGAGATCCCCGCTGCCCGACGCAGCAGCGCGCTGGTTGACATCCCCGCAGGCATATTGCGCGGCGCGGGGTCGATTGGTTCGGTGTTGCTGGAAGCAGGCCGCACGGGGCCGGAGTCTCTTGGTGCGCGCCCAGCGTCTACATTCTTGCCTCGCGTCCGTGAGCGCGGGCAAGCAATGACGGGAGGGTTGGAACTTCTTGGCGCTGACCCGACAAGTCTGCCGTTTCGCGCATCGCAGTTCGGCGGTGAAGTTGCTGGCACATTGGGTGTAGGCCCGGCGCTGGCGGTTACCTCCCGCGCACTCGGCGCAGCACCATCTGTTGTGCGAGGGTTGGAGTTTGGCGGCATGGCATCTACGCCGGCCACCACCGCGTTGGGTGGCGCAGCGGCGCGGCTTGGTGGTGGCGCCACGGTGGGTGGTGTCAGCGGCGCAATGGTCAGTCCCGAGGATGTCGGAACTTCTGCCGCGCTTGGTGCCGCGCTGCCTGCGGTGTTGGCGCCTGTCAAGGGTGCCGCGACAGCCGCGTATCGTGGCGTGGTGCAGCCACTGTTCAGCCCGCGAACCACTGCTGAAAATGCGCTAGTGGGTGCGCTGGGTGGTGACGCCACGGCTGCGATCAACGCACTGCGAAACACGCAAGGCATGGCGACAACGCCAGGCTTCGTCCCGACGATGACGGAGCGATTGGTTGAGCGCGGTGCCGCAACGCCGACAATCGCTGCGATGGAGACGCGGTTGCGCGCTGCTTCGCCGGAGATCAACCGACAGATCTTTGAGCAGACCCGACAGCGCGTCGGCGCGTTGGAAGGACAACTGCAGCGAGTTGACCAGCAACTGCAGCAGCAAGCCAACGCACTGCGCCCCGAGGCGCAAGTCGAACTGCGCGCTGTGCGGGATCAACTGATGCAGGGACTCGCGCAAGCCCGTCAAGAGTCCACCGCTGCACAACAGGCGCTGGCAGCGGGCCTGCCTGATGTGTCTCAGATCCGCATTGGTGGCGTGTTGTCTGACGCCGCCGAACAAGAACTGGGCGCTGCCCGCAAGCGCGTGACTGCCAAGTACGACGCGGCGTTTCGCCTAGCGGGCAACAGCCCGACGATCCCGTTTGACAGTGTGGTTGAGCGTGCGGGCATCATCCGTGACCAGCCGATCCAGGAATTGAAAGGACTGGCGCCAGAGACAGCCAAAGTGCTGGAACTGTACGGGGCCAAGGCGGCGCCAGCAGTTCCGATTGGGAGTGGTAAGGTATCCAAAGATGTTCTGAAGCGCGCACCCGAGCCATTGCCACCTGTGGTCACGCTACAGCAGGCATCTGCGCTCAACCAAGCGCTCAACATTGACTACGCCGCGTTGCGCGGGTCTACCGACTCCGCGTCCAACATCGCACGCGCCAACATCAACAAGTTGCGCGGTGAACTTGACACGGCTATCGCAGGCAGCAATCTCAGCGACGAGGCCAAGGCAGCGTATGCGGCGGCTAAGAAATCGCATGTGACCGAGGTTGCCGAGCGGTTCTACACCGGAACGGCAAGCAAGTTGGCGCGTGAGGGTGCAAACCGAGTCCCATTGCTGGGCGACGAGAACATCGCCCGTACCATTCTGCAAACAGAAACCGGCGCACGCGATCTGTTGGCCGCAATCGGCCCCAGTCCCGCTGCCCGGCAGTCGTTGACGCAGGGCATTGAAGATCTGTTTCGCCGCGACATCGTTGACCCGACGACGAAAACTGTGCGGCCCGAGGCGGCAGCACAGTTTCTGCAGAAGTACGGGCGCCAGATTGACGCAGTGGGTGGTGATTTGCGACAGCGCCTCACGCGAGTGCAGCAAGAGGCAACGAAGTTCGCTGACGATTTCAAGCAGCTTGACGCGCTGCGCGCCGAGTTGGGTAAGCGCACTGCTGGCGAGGTTGTCGACTACGCGCTCCAGCACCCGGCCAACATGAATCAGGTGCAGCGCCGCATCGGCAAAGACGCGCAATCGGCGTTGGTGCGGGAAGTGGCCGACCGGGCGTTGGGGCCTTTGAAGGCCGGTAATGCTGACGCCGCCGTGGAATTCTTGACCAAGAATGCTGCAACTGCTCGTCAGGCACTCGGTAAAGGCACCTACGACGATCTGCTGCAGCAAGCGCAGTTCGGGCAGGATGTCGCCAAGCAACTCAAAGGGCTGCAAGCATTCGGTAAGGATGTGGAAGGCGTTGTTTTCACACGCGCCCAAGATTTCACGCCGCAGCAGTTGACTGACTTGACACTGGTGGCCCGCGATCTGAAGCGTGCTGAACAAGCGGCAGCGTTGTCGCGTCAAGGTACCCGCGTGCCGTCGCCTGACGTAACAGAACTGGCGACGGAAGCAGCGCAAACCAATGCAGTGTCAGCAAAAGGTTCTCCGGCGTTGTTGATGCGCGTTGCCACGCTTGCCCGCAACACATGGATCAACCTTGAGGGTCGCATTAACAAGCGGGCTGCATCCGAGTTGGTGACGTTGATGTACAAAGACCCCGACGCCGCCATTGCGGCGTTGGAACGCGCGCAACTCCGCGCGAATGCTCAAGTAAAAGGCCCCGGCCCCGTGTCCAGAACGGCTGCGCAAGCTGTCAGAATTTCGAACACCCTCGTCCCCGAGTCCCGAAACCAAAACGCCCTAGCACCATGAGCGACATCGACCCCGTGAAGTTCGGACTCTTGATCGGCCAAGTCAAGACGCTGGAAGATCAGGTGGCAGCGATGCAGAGTGATGTCAAGGAGCTACTGGCCTTGGCGAACAAGGGCAAGGGCGGGTTCTGGATGGGGATGACCATCGCGTCTGCGCTTGGTGGCGTTGTGTCTTGGGTCGTGACCCACTGGCCAAGCAAGTGAAACTGTCGCAGAAGTCGCTGGACAGGCTCACCGGCGTGCATCCGCACCTGGTAGAGATTGTCAAGCGCGCCGCCGATCTTGACACCATCGACTTCGCTGTTCTTG